GAACTTTTGCAACTGCATTACCAGCTACTTTTCCAGCTTCGCTAAATTCGCCTTTAAATAAAAGATTAATAGCTTTACCAAGTTGTGGAATCAATTCTGTAAGACCCTCAAATCTATTTGAAATGTTTTCCCTAATTAAATTACCAAAGTCTTTTAAGGCTTGCTTTGGATTCTCAAATACAGAAATTAACTTTTCTCCTAAGTCAGCTAATAAGTCCACAAGGTTTCCTGTGATTGAACCTATAACCCCCAAGATTTTAGCAAACTTATTTTGCCCCTCTTCTGAACTCGTAAATGCTTTACCTACTGCCGTGATAGCTAAAACCAATGCGCCTATTCCTGTTGCCGCAACCGCTAACCTAAGAACACCGAATTGCTTTATTGCACCTGTAACCGTTCCTTTAAGTGCCTTAAAACCGCTTATTGCACCCCCTGTGGCTTTGTCCGCAGCGTTACCTATTGCCCCTACTTCTTTAGATGCGTCTTTTGAAGTTTTACCAACGTCTTTGACACCACTTTGCAACTCCTTTAGTTTGGCTTTGCCTTCTTTGGTTCTTACGTCTATTTCAATAACTTCTTTAACCATTTCTTTCCCTTTTAATTTGTTTAATTCCTTCTTTAACCGTTTGGGCTAACTTGTATTTTCCTTTTGCGACCTCTATGGTTTCATCTGCACCATAGAAGTCATCTAAATTGAGTAATTTAATTAGTATCATTGTGAACCTTGATAAAATAATGTAGCCGCAGCTATTGAACTTGTTGAACCTCTTGGGTAAACTCTAAAGGTTGTTTTTAATAATCCTTCACCACCTGTAAATGTTTGAGCCGTTAATGTATGTATTGTTTCGTCACCACTATTTACGGTAATTGGTGTTACATCGCTTATTGCGTTGTTACTACTAAGTCCTACATAATAAGCACCGTCTGGTGTTACTTGTATCTGAATAGTTTGCTGACTATTTACTTCAATACCTCCGCTTGGAATAGCTATAAATGTTCCGCTTGTGCCGTATCTGTATAATAGTGTTGCACTTGTTGCTGCATCCGATATTGCCGTTCCTTCCCAAGAAGCCGTTGCACTTTGGTCTGAAGAACCTATAACACCACTTATTACAACCGTTATTGTGCTTTCAGTATAAGAAGTCACAACAACATTCACACCATTACCAAAAGCGTTTTGAATATTACCAATTCCTGTGAATCTAAAACCACTATCTGCCGTGTATGTGTAAGTAAATGAATAAGGTTTACCTTCACCCGCAACAACTGTGTGTGAATTAGGCGCAACAACCGTTCCTGTTGAATTTGTAACTACTAAACTTGAATGGGATACGCTTTGTGTAACCGTTATGTCTGTTTGGTAGGTAACCGCCGCTGGAGCAGTAACATTAACCGTAAATGTTCTATTAGGGAAATCAAAAATGTCTGGCGTTGTACTTGCAAAGTTTAAAATCATTCTATTGCCGCCCCCTAATGTTTTAGTAATTGTAAATTCACTTGTTACATCAGTAGAACCTTCAAATACCGTAACGCTTGTTACTTGACTTGTAGAAGTCCATTCCGTGTCATTGTTGTAAAGGTCTAAATCAATATCATAAGAACTTGAACAAGAACTGTAAGGTAAAACCCCTGTGTCAATACTCATATTGTAACCTGTAAGCGTACCGTTTGTAAAACTTAAAGTTCCACCATTACAAGTTGGTGCTAAAGTTGTGAACTCTAATGTAACTCCTGTGTCTGTTCCTACGCTATTTGTTGCAAACGCTCTAAACGAATGTAATGTAGAATAGTTTAAGCCTGTTAAAGTGCCGTTAAAAGCACCGCTATTTGTACCCCCTACATACTCTATATTATCTGAACTTGTTGGTGTACCACTACCTTCTTTCCAATAGAAACCTTTTTCAAAGTAGTTAGGACTTCCAACGTCATTTATGTTACCATTTAAAACCGCACTTGTTCCTAACACATCTTGACTTGAAACAGTTGTAACACTTGGCGCAGATGTTGCCGTACTTGTAAAGAATTGTACTACGTTACCATAAGCAGTTCCTACATTGTTAGTAGCAAAAGCAACTACTGAATATGTTTGACCAGATTGTAAGCCTGTAATGTTAGCCGTATAAGTGTTTATGTCTGTTCCACTTACTTCAACTCTTGTTCCGCTTAAAGGTGAACCTGTTCCTAAAATATAATAGAAACCTCTTACTGTGTAAGGTTGTTGTCCTACGTTTGTAACCGCCCCAGAAAGGGTAGCTGAATTATCGTTAGCAGTTGCAGAATTTGTTACTACCGTTGGTAAGAAATCCGAAATACAACTTGACTTTGCAACAACAACAGAAAACAAATTAGGCGCAGTTCTTACAACCTCTAATGTTGTGTCTTCATCACTTACTTTAATAAATCCGTCATTGACAAATGAACTACAATTAGCATCTGCGTAAATCCTATCCCCTACTTGTGGGTATGTAAACGAACCATCGTGCCATAAACTTCTTGTATTAGAAAGTCCACAAGCTAAACCATCTGTGGTTGTTACGGCAGTAGAAGCAAACATTGTTGTACTGCAAGGTTCGGGTTCGGGTTCGGGGTCTGGTATTGGTTCATCACAAACCCTATCTACAGTAATTTCTGTACTATCAACAGTCCAAAAAGTACTGTCTGCATTTGGACAAGGTTTATCTCCTTCTGGTAAAGGAATCAATTCACCACCACCTTCGCCACCATCTTCAATATTAATGGTAGTTTCTACAAACTCGTATTGGTTGATTAATTCAAGTGTAGCTTTTCCTGTTAAAAGGTCTGAAGTTATAGAATTTATTTTATAGTAATTACCCCTAAATCTTATTTTGTCGTTTAGTTGAAATTTAAGTAAGAAGTTTAAAGGTAGCTTTGCGGTTAGTTTTGTTAGTCTGTTTCTTACATCAAATACATTTCTAATATAAGTCCTGTAAAACTTAGCAAATAAAGTTCCTGTAAATGCGGGTGTAAATGTGTATTCGTTTGCTTGTAAATAAAAATTTAAGTTAGAAGTACTTTCAGCTGAATCTAAAGACAAACTATTAGAAGGTACAAAGTAGTTGTTTATTATTGTTCTACTGTTTGCGTCTACATAATTTTCATTATTTAAAAACTGTATGTCTGTACCGCTATTTTGTATAGGGTAAAATATCAAAGGTTCACCTACATAAGAACTTCCCTTGTCATCTGCAAACCAACCATACATTACATTTGTATTTGACTTGTCTGCATTGTCTAATAGTCTTTCATATTTAACGTGTTCAAAAGGTAATTCTACGCTATAAACATTCGGTGAAGCATCGTTAAAACCGTCTTCTGAAGTGTATCTAAGTTCGCCCCATTCTTGAGCAAATACGTTTGTGTGTTTCTTTGCTAAAAATGTATTCGTTCCTTTGTACTTAAAATCTATTTCTTGAAACGGCAAAGCATTGTCTACTACCTCATCTTTTGCGTCTATGTGTTTGTCTAATTCCCAAACGTGTGTTGAAGCTGCATAGTACCTATCTAAAGTATCTATGTATATTGTGCCATCTTTTTCATATGCAGTTAAATTGAAAGTCTTAAATAAACCATTTAAGAAATCAATTATTTTCATATTAGGGGTATTCTCTGTAATAATAAATTCCCTAATGGTATTCATTTGTACATTGGTTGCTGAACTCGTTAGTTCTTGACCATTAAATACGTCTAATATATCCCAAGTTGCAGTAAACGTAAATACGTCTTCACTTTCTACATAAACTTTATATCCTGTTGAACTTGATTGTAAAACACCATTTAATTGTACTGTTGTTCCATTTTCAACGGTTGTAGAATTATAAGTAGTACCGTCTTTTTTTACTATTAACTTAAAAGTAGCTGGTGTGTTTGTCGTTACACTTATTGTATAGTTTATTCTTGAACCTACATCTGCGTTAAATACAATTAGCTTGTCTTGAAACAATCTAAACCTTGACCTTGTACCTTCTTCAAAAGGTGCTGCTAATGTTGTAATTGAATCACCTTCAAATACCCTACCTTTATCCCTGTGCAACCACATATAAAGATTGTAGTATTCTAAGTTTGTTTCATTAAAGAAGTCAGTACTAAACACTAAACCATATTCTTGTTCTATGGCTTTTACAATTAAGTGTACCCTTATTGCATATTCAAGTTCTTCATAATAAACCCCACTATGCGTTGTGGCATCGTATGTAGGTTGTACATATAAATTCCCACCTTGTTCGTTAGGGTATGCTGGATATGTGTCTGCACTATCATAAAACAAACGTGTGGTGTTTGTAATTAATGGCGCAACTATTGCTTGCGGGTAAACTTGTTCGCTAAAAGTAAAGTCTTTACCGTTTTGTAAAGCATCTTTAACTTGTGTTGCTGAATAGTTTAAAGTAAAGTTATCTAACCAATCAAGTGTCTCTAATTTTTCTTCTGCAACAATGTCTTTTAGGTTCACCGTATTTCCTATAAAAGTAATCTTATAAGAAGACGTTACACCTCCTTTTAGATTAACACCGTCAAGCCTAATTTTACCACTTCTAAATGGTTTGTTGTTTATTTCAAGCCTTGCTTCAACTTTCTTTCTTGCATCAAATCCACCTACAATGTTTTTGTTGTTGTAGTGTTTAAATATCTTGTTGTTAGTTTTAGAAGCTGGTACTGTAAATGACCTTGAGAAATCAGTAAAGATTTTACTAATATCTTTTATGTTTTGAATTGATTGAGTTACGTTAATTGATTCGTCACTAAATAAATCCAATCTTGTTTCACCTATGTAAACTTGTAATGTCTGCATCTATCTAATGTTGTTTATGTAATCAAAAGCGTAATCAAATTCAATGGTGTAGTTTATTAGTTTGTCATTTAGTTTTGTTTTTCTTGTTTGATTTTTTGTCTTAATGCTTAAAGGAATAACTTGACTGTTTATTGTTCCCCATATTTTAGGTGACAATGTAAGTTGGTTTATAACCTCATCCATTCCTTCGTCTACAAACCCTGTGTTTAATGTTACAGATTCCGTAGCTGAATAATTAGTGTTATATGTTTGGTGTGCTGAAGTGCTATAAGAACCATCTATTCCAATTACGTTTCTTCTAAATGTTTCTGAAGTACTTGTGTATGTGTTTACGCTTTTCTTATCAAACCATAAGTCTTGTAAAGCACCATACTTGTTTAAGAAGGTTACCTTTATAGGTGTGTATTTAGGGTCACAAGTTCTTTTTATAGTTACAGGAATAGTTACAACGGTTGCAGAAGTTGCTGAACCATCAAAGGCTTGGTAAACTATTTCGCCTTCGTCTATGTAAGGAATAACACCCGCTACACCTTCGGGTACATACATTGTTGTATTTGCTTGTAATAATGTTTCATCTGCTATGGCATAATTTTTACCTTCCAAGAAAGTACTGTAACCATCTAAACCAATGTGACTAAATTGTGTTGGTGTACCCACAACTGCACCTGTTCCGTTTGCCCCTGCATAAAAAGTAATTACCCCAGAGAATACCGCAACTTGACTTGTGTACGTTCCGTCAAAGGTAACATCTAAAAAGTCTGAAACTAATTCAGACACTTCAAATAAATTACTTGTGCCTACATTGTCTTTAACTATGGTGTATTCCAAATTACCATTTATACTCAATTCTAACTTGGCTGAAATACTGCCAGCTTCAACTGCATATTGGTAGTAAGGACTTCTTAATAATATATTTGCCATCTTATTTTGTTGTAAAATCTAATAAATCTTCTATTTCTAATGCAAAGGCTTTAACCACCTCATCTGGTAAATTCTTAAATGACCTTTCAAAAGGTTTTGTAAAAAACAAAGAAGGCTTAATTCCTTTTCTGTATATTGACCTTGATATTAAAAACCCTATGGTCTTGTAATTGCCTTTTGCAAACTTTCCTTTTTCGTCTCTTAATCTTATATTTTTAAACTTTGCCCAATCTGCTAATGGTTTGATTGGTGGCATTTTGTTTGTGTATTTAAAAGGTGTGTTGTATTTCTTTTGTGTTCCACTCACCCCTTTGTCTTGATACATTCCATATTCATCCATTATAAAGCTAAGTGAGAAACTATTAGGACTTACAGTTAAATCATATCCAATAGAATTGTAAAGGCTCTTAGATACGTTCTTTTTGCCTTTAGTAAGGTTGCTGCGTGATTGTTGAACCACATACTTAGCAAACTTGTTTAAACTATCTTTTACGTTGTTTAGCATATTGTCATTCCGTTAGGTATTAACACATCAAATGTTAATGTCCAGCCAGCTAATTTATTGTCAAACCTATCTACAAATGGTTCAATGGTTGGTGTTCCTTCTAATTGGTAAAGGTCTGAATATAAATCACCACGTCTTAATAATTCAAGCAGTCTATTAATAACCGCCATTTGTGTATTTAAAACGTCTTGTTCGTTGTCGTTACCCAAGAACTTGTCTGTAGCATCTTCTTTGCTTTCGTCTACTATGTCCATACAAAGTAGGCTCATACTGAACTGCCAAACGCTACCATTTAAAGTAGCGCTATTTACAATAAAATGTGACAAAGGAAATATGTCTTGTTTGTTGAGGTCTATCTCAAATATATCCCCATAGGTAACCGTATTAACAAAGTCATCTAAAGCTAATGTTTCTTTAATCTTTGTTGTTATGTTGTAAAATCCTTGCATTACTTAAATTTGTTTTTTATCATTCTGCTTTCAAACTCTGCTTTTTCTTTTTCAAATGCTAAATACATTAAACACCTGTGAAGTGATAGGTTTGTAATCTCATCAAATCTTCTGACGTCTCCTTGAGCAAGTGTATATATTTCTTGATAGCTTCCCCATTTTCTGCCGAAATTGCTCCTGTCATCTGTTCTTTCTTCGCCTGCCTCTCCAAATAACTCGGGATAGCTTTCAGCAATGCGTTCGTTAAATTGTAAAAAAAAACCATAGCACCCATTACTATTCCAAGTGGCATCTGTTTCATTGTTTCACTATACTTGTGTGAACCCTCGTATTCTTCTATTAAGTACCTTGCACCTAACTTCTGTTTGATTGGTCTGTATAAAACCGCCATAGCTTTGTGCATAGTCTGCCAATCGTTTAAGTAAGCCGTAACGTCTTTATTTTCCCCGTAGGTAATCTCATCAAGGTTCGGCATAAAACCGAACTGAACACCCTTTAAATCAAATTTAAGAACGTGTTGTTGTTCTTGTTCAAATAAACTTGTAATGTGATTAGCATATTTGTCTACGTCAGCTGCTTTTATTTTACCTAAACCTTTTAAATCTAAACCTAAAAACACTTTTAAAATGTCTTCTTCTGTGGGTTCTTCTATCTTCAAGAACTCTTGATATTGACCAAGTGTAATGTCGTTTAAATTCTCTGGTATGTTTACTTCTATTTTCATAAATGCTTACTTAACTTAAAAACAAAAAAAAGGGTCACTTGTATAAAGTAACCCCTTTCAACATAAACAAACATTAATTAACTAACTTAACTTGTCATAATAAGCATTATATAATTCTGTGATTTTAGCGTATAGCTTTGTATCTTGCTTGTAGATTTGTTCGCCTTGTCTTTTGTTTCCTTGATAGTCTATTTCTATTTTACAGTTAGGTCTTTTGTGTCCGTTGCTTCTTGGAACAGGAACAGGATAAATCTTTATATCATTATCCCAACAGTATTTAATCTTGTTCATCTTCTAAGATATTAGATATGTAACCAAATAATATTGTTCCCATTGTTGTAGGTATCATAAGAAACCCCATTGTTTCGTTTCCACTTTCAAAAAAGTTTACTGCTATAAAGCATAGTAAAAATGCTATGATTAATGTGTATTTATAATCTTTCATAATATATATTTTTAAGTGAATTTAGGAGGGATGTTTTTACGCCTTGTCATATGGCAACCCTCCCCTAATTCTAATTGTTAATTATTTGTGTAATTTTATCCATTGTTAAACATTCTTGGTCTTCAAAAGCTACAAAATCCTGCCCGTCACATTCTTGTTCGTAGCAAATAAGAATTTCTTTTTTAACTAACGAACCAACAATCCCTTTCATTGATGCTATAGGTGTATTTGATAATTTTGCTAAATCTGCAACTGTTGTGTCTGAATATCCTTCTTGACCAATCCAAGTCTGTAATTTGTTTTGCAATGTTACTAATGCTTTTTTTTCGTTTTGCGTTAATCTAATTGTAGTCATAAGTTCTATTTGTTTTTGTTTTACTTTGTAAATGTATATCCTTTTTTAGATATAAACAAGTTATTTACAATTTTAACAAAACTTTAACATTTTACCAAATATGGTATTCACCTTTGTTTGGGTCTTCTAATTGTGAAGTAAGTGCGTAACGCATTGCATCTATTGCGTGGTTATATGCGTCAATAGGTTTATTAATCTTGTTACCTTCTTTGTCTGTTAGCCAAATGTAATTCCTTAGTTCGTTTATAAGGTTCTTACTTCTGCTTGTAACATAGACTTCATTTTGGTTAATAAGGTTTATTCCATATACAATAGAATCCCTACCTTTTGACACAGGCAATATCTGGTGACCATAAGATTGTAATTCAGCTATTGATTTTGGTTCTGCACTATCTGCGTATATAAGTTCTTTAATGTCGTGGCTCTTTAATAGGTTGCTTATTTCACTATTAAGCAATCCTTTTTTATATAGCACCTCATCAAATATGTAAGCGTTGTTCCATTTATATAATGCAACTAAACTTGTTGGGTCGTTACTGTAACCCCAATCCATTCCATAGCAAAGCAACCTTGCTTCATTAGGCATTTGTATTTCCTTCCAATCGGTAATACACACACCTTCTAAACTACCTACTTGTCCAAGTCCATATACCTTCCACCAATTCTCCCAATATGTTGAGGTCTTTGCTTTTTCTTTAGCTTTCTCTATTTCCTTTATTATGCTTTCTGGTAATGCTTCGTTGTCTTTATAGGTTAGCACTTCAAGTTCTGCATCTTCATCTGTTAGAACTTGCTTATGCGCCCAGAACTCATTGGTTGGGTTGTAGTCAATCCATATGTCTCCGCTTGTTCTTATTGCTAATTGATTGTAAGCATCAAAGGGAATGTTGTTTGCTTCATTGACATATAAGATATTCCTTCTTGCCCCTCTTAATTTGTCTGGTTGGTCTACACTAAAAAATTCTATGTAACTACCATTACCAAATGTGTACTTTAAAGTGGACTTGTTAAATTGATTGTCCCTATACCTATTCAGCATAATCATAATCTTCAAAAAGTCTTTTAATGCACCCCTTCTTAAATGTGGTATTGATTCTGAAACTACACTAATCTCTAAGTTTGGTTCTTTAATTGCTTTATCAATAAGCAAGGGTAGAATGCCAAATGTTTTACCAGCTGACGTTCCACCCTGTACAACTCTTTTACGAGCCTTTAGACGGCTCATCTTCTTAATTGCAGTAGTTAGTATAAATTCATTCATAAGATGTCTTAGAAGTCACCTAATGAGAAAATAGGTTGTTCGTTGTTTAGTGTAATGTCTTTGGTTTCTTTTGGCTTGCCTGCATAATAATTAAAGTACAACTGAACAAATTTAAAGTCTCCCCTTTCAACTCCTTCTTCAAGTGCTTTATATGCTTTGTCTTCCATTGGTGACAATTTCTCTATCATTGCTATTTCATCTGCCTTTGGTTTTCTGCCAGCCGTTTTATGTCCACCGTTATTTATTCTTTTATCCATAATTAAAAAAGATTATTAATAATTCTAACTACCATAAAAACATTTAAAATGTAGGATTGTTAAATAGGCTACAATATCTTGTCTGACTTCTTTATGTTTTCTTCTGCCCAAAGTGGTTGTGTGTTTGTGTAATGAAACAACTTTATTAGTTCTTCTTCTGTGCTTGCTGAAGCTAATGGTATTATGTGGTCAATGTGCCATTCACCATAATTTTCCCAAGTCATTCCTTCTTTAAATTGCTTTTGCAAAAATCCTTCATAAAACAAAATACTACAACCCAAATATTCTATTGTTCTTTTTTTCTTTTTATACTTTCCTTTTATGGCTTGATATATTCTTGTAGTTATATTACCTTTTAATTTATGAAGTTTATCTTCGTTTCTTTTTCTGTATTGATATTTTTTTTGTATTTCATTTATTTTTTTTCTATTTTCTTTTAAATACATCTTTATTTTGTCCTTGTTTTTTTCTCTATATTGTTTATGATATTCTTTTAATTCTTCTTTGTTTTTTTTATAATATTTTTTAGTTTTTTCTCTATGGCAAGTTTTGCACATAGCACAATAGCCGCTTTTATAATTTTTACCTTTATAGTATTCAGTAATAGGTTTTGTTTCTTTGCATTTTGTACATTGTTTCATAATCTTTTTACTGTTTTAATAAATCTGCCTGCCCTATCGTGCAAAGTAATTTCCCCTTCATCACTAACCATATAGTTATTTATGTGTTGATTAATAAGGCTTTTTATTACCGCTGGTGGTAGGTTGTGTTTGCCTCCATCCCCTCCGTGTTTAATGTAGTATTGATAGCAGCGTTCTATTTCGTCTCTTGTCATTAACTCATCATTTTAATCATAGCTTCTAAACGTAAGTGAACCAAGTCTAATTGTTCGTCTGTAAGTCCTTTAGTTAGTTCTTCTATCTTGCTTACTTTTATTGTGTTTGTTTGATCTCTTTCTTCTAATAGTTGTTCGTACTTCTGTTTTATGTCTGTTAGTTGTAATCTTAGTTGTTCGTTTATATTTAATGCTTCTGTGTATGTTACCCTGTCTTCTTGTAGTGGGAACTCTTTAAATGTGTCGTATATCTTCTTTAGTTCTTTTCTCTTTACTACTTCTTCAAAGTTCTTTAAGTTGTGTAATACTGAACAATGGTCTTTGTTTACTTGTCTGCCTATTTCACTTAATGGTAGGTTGGTTAGTTCTTTGGCTAACTTATAATAAACTGTTCTGGCAAATACATATTGATTTGTCTTTTTCTTTTTTCTTATGTCTATTTTTAATTCTGCGTTTATAAAATCAATTATTTCTTTTGTCATCTTGTTCTTTGTATAAATTTAGTAATCTATTAAATCTTGCAAACTCTATCCCTAACTTAATTCCTGCGCAAGCTAAGTATTCTTCTTGTTCTTCATAATACTGTAAATGTCCTTCTAATGTTTCTAAAGAAGGGTCATCTACTATTGTTGCTTCTACTGTAAAGAAGTAGTATAACTCTTTGTCGTTCCATTCATCCATTAATCAGTTCTAAGTTTTAAAAGGTGGTAACATTCTTCAAATCGTTGTCTTGCTTTTCCTTTGTGTAGTGTTTTAAATAAGTTGTATATTTTCTTTGTGTATTGGTATTTAGTTTGGCATTCTGCTAAATACTTTTCTGCATACTTTTTACCAAACCCTTTGCAGTAATTTACATTGTCTGCCGTGTCTCCTATAATCATTTGTTCATAGAAGTTATACATAGCTTCTTCTTCTGTTATGTCATAAACCACTTGGTGCTTCTTGTGGTAATTGTACATTAAACAAGGGAATTGCTTATAGTCTTTGTCTATGCTTACAATCATAACATTGTCTCTGCCTATCTCTTTAGATAGTTCAAACCAATACTTTGCAACAAGGTCGTCAGTCTCTATTCCGTGACCCCAGATTGAATTGTAGTTTTCTTTTACCCATTGGTGTACTTCATTCAACAAAGGTGGCTTAGGTGTGTTTATTCTATTCGCTTTGTACTTTGGTGTTATTAGCTTTCTAAAGTTTCCTAAAGAGCCGTTAAATACCTTTACTTCATCTATCTGGTATGTTTCTTCTAAGTCGTTTATAATCTTCATAAACACCTCATCAAACTTTCCTGTGATGTCTTCTAAGTTGTCATAGTAAGGACTGTCTTCTGGGTTTTCCCTTTTCTTATAGCAGCTTGAAAAGACTAAACTGTCTGCGTCAAATAGTAATACCATTATCTGTAATATTCGTTTATTACCCTTTCTTGTAATTCCTTTACAACGTAGTCATCAACTATGTCTGTAATGTCTTTGTCGTCTAACAGTATTTCATATATTTCAAATGATTCAGCGTTACCACTAAATTCGTACATATGTGGCACTTCTTCTTCATAAGTTCCCCTTACTGTAAATTCTAAATCTAAATACTTAATGTAATAATCTTTCATTTCTGTTGTTTTAAATAGGTTAATACTTCTTCTAATTCTTTTATTGAATATTCACGCTCATACATCTTGGCAATAAATATTTGATTTTCTAACTTTAAAATAACTTCTTCTTTTGTCATCTTGTTTTTAGTTTTCATATTGACCAAAATCCCAATCTTGCCAATCTTTTATTATTTCTTTTGCAAATGCTTTTGTACTAACGCCAATTAAATAACCTGTTTCAATAGACCTAACAAAGTACTTACATTCCTTTGTGTTTTCTGATTCCCATTCTCCTTGTCTGTTGTCTAAAATTTCAAAAGTCATACTGTTTGTTTTTGTTTTACATTGTAAATATAAACAATATTTTAACACAAAAAGCACTTTAACAAAAAATTAACAAAAAAAAGAGAGACTTATTTGTCTCTCCATTGTGTGTAGCATACTGCAACCCTTTGCTGAATATTGGGATATTCCATATTCATTGTGTCATCGGCAACGCATCGCCGCATAAATTGCTCTTGGTTTTCTGTTTCTTTTGGTATTGGTAATGGCATAACTATTTGTTTTTAAGTTCCTTTAAATATTGTATTTCTCTTTCAATGTAGTCTTTAGCTTTGTTCAGTTCCTGTATTTCGTCATCCTTTTTTCCGCACCTTAGAATATACTTGACAACATTCCCCCTGTTAAAATTGAGTTTGTAGTCTTGTATTATATCAATTACATCGTAGTCACCTGTTGCTTCGTAGTGTATTTGTGTTCCCCTCATACCTTTATTTTCTTTTATGTGTTCTTTATAAACGTCTATTGTCCAATCCCATTCTCTCATTAGTACTCTATTCTTTGAATTTCTAAATGTTTTATGTCTTCAAATTTGCATTTTATTAATTTGTCTTTTTGATTCCATTCGCTTCTTCCATATATCTTCATATAATCTTTACTACTGTTTGTTGTTTCTGTAACATTAGAAACTAATTTTAAAAGCTGCTTTCTTTTAAATACTGAATAAGCGTTTAAATCAAGAAAATCAAAAACAATATAATCTGCTTCACCCTTTAGCCATCCGTCATAACCTCTGACGTTTACAATTTCAAGCCATATAGAATGAAGTCTTCTTTTTCCTTTTACGTCTACACCATATCCGTTCACATAAAAATCAATATGCTTATACAAGTCGTCATTGTAGCTACTCTTAACGCACTTGTTGCCTCTTGAAATCATAAGTTCTTTAAAATGTTCTTCTGTCTTTTTACCAGCTTCGTATGCGTGCTTCCATCTTCCGTATGTTATTTCTTTCATTACTCAATCTTTAAAAATTCAGCGTTTGCATATTCTTTAAACCATTCCCTGTTGTCTTGGTATTTGTCTACTATGGCATCTAACATTACAAGTTCATCAATAGAACTGCCTTTAATCTTGTCTATAAGGCTTTCTATTTTGTTTAGTATGTTTGTTACCATCTGTGGGTCTGTGTCGTAAACGGTGTTAAATTCTTCCCTTACAACGTCTTCAAGCATTACATCCAGCTTATTAATTTGATTCTTTACATTTAGTTTGTATTGTTTGGTCATCTTTAATTGGTCGTTAGCTTCCAATAGTAATTGACTTAGCAATACGCTTTTCAAATAATTTAATTGTGTGTCGTTCATTTTAATTTTTTTCCGTCTGTTGTTTTTAAATATGTTACTTCTTTTGCTATTCTATTTGTGTTTGCAAATTGTGTGGTCGCAGGGTTTAAAAAATTAGTTTCCCAATCCTTTTTAATAAAATAAAGGTTAAAAGAATATATACCTTCTGGCGTTGAATTAATATAAACAGGTGTGTCTAAATGCTTATTAGCTTCCAAGACCATTGCATCGTACTTCTTCTTTTCCAATAGCAAAGTATCGTAATGCTTTTTTCTGCATTTTAATTCTATTCTGTGACCTGTACTTGGCGAATAACAATCCCACCTGCTCATTTGGTTTTTAGCTTTCACAAGGTCAAGATAAACATTTTCTTTTAACCAATCAAATAAATCTGCTTCTTTCCAATTATTCATATATTTTATTTATGTCGTCTATCCATTTAATAACCGTCTTAGGGTTACAAGAACAAGGAACGTGATACGGATGCTTGTAATACTTTGCGTGAAGTTCTGCTATTAGTTTTACTTCTTCAACGCTTAGTTTGTCACTTGGGTTGGCTTGGAATATATCCCAATCCTTTTTATCTAATTCTTCCATTTCTTTTTATTGTTATGTTGTTCCAATCTTGTTGTCTTTTGTCGCATCCGCAGTCTACGTTAAACCACTTGCTTACTGTTTTAACTACCCACTTAATTCCTGTGTAGTATGTTATGCGTTCTACTAAATCACCCAATTTTATCATAATCACCGTTTTGATAGTCTTCCCAATCTTCTTGGAAGTTGTTTCTTAAATCTTGTTTTACATTCTTTAAAGTGTGGAATATACTAACCCAGCTTATGTTTGACAGTTTAGCCATTTTGCGCATACTTAGGTTGGTATCTCTATACACTTGAAATATCTTAGCATCGTACCAATTAGATTCTTTTTCCTGTTCCATTAGGTAGTTGTCTATAAGACCACAGAACTTGTCAAACGCTTGGTGTTCTTCTAAGTCTGAAGTGTCTTCTAATAAGTTGTCTTTTAGTTCTTCTTTGTACACTAAACTTTGTTCGTTCTTTAGTGTGTATAGAATACTTTTTAAAGCAAAAAAGACATACCCTTTTTGGAGTATGCCTTCTTTAATTATCTTTTCAGCACTTGCGTATTTGTACAGTTTTATGTACATCTCTTGAACAATGTCTTCGGAAAAGTCACCGCCCCCTAATGCTTTGCAAGTCCGTACCCACTCTTTGTGGTGTTTGGCAACTTCTTTTAAGAAGTCTGTGTTTTTTACTTTTGGGGTGTCTCCCATATCATTGTTATAGTTATAAAAAAGAAACAAAATTGAATTGTGTGTTCGTTTATTTCTTCTTCTGGGTATTCGTCTTTGTTATATAATCCGCCAAACATAAAACCTTTTACAAGGCTTACAATAAACGTAGCGTTCTTTGTAACTGCATACGGAGTTATTAACAAAAATAACACAAATAATACATAAATATAGTTCATAACTTGTTAATTAAATGTTAGTTTAGTTGGTTAAAATTTCTTAAAGTCTTTTAGTGGGTCATAAGCAGCACCTTCAACAACAGGGAAACCTAATGGGTTCACTTTAAAGCTGAAGTTGTCAAAGCTAAATCCCCTACTTCTTTTACAACTAACCGTCACAAGGTCTTTATTGACTGTGTTTAATTCAAGTTGTATTTGTGTTTCTGCTTTCTTTTCAAGGAATGAACCTAAATGTCCTGTGGGTTTGTCGCTTCCAAAGTTGCTATGTATTACTGTAACAATATGGCAGTTTAATTTTGCTGACCATTCCATTATCTTTTGGGTAGCTAAGTTTGATTCTTCTATGTTGTTTACATCTGAAACCAAATCCGCCATTCCATCAATAACAACCATTCCAATATTTTCCCCTTCCATTTTGTCATATAGGTAGTATTCTATAAAGTCTATTCGTTCTTTGTAGCTTAAAGTTCTAAGTCCAAAAGTATGGTAGCACTCTTTGGTTAGCCCTGTCATATCTAAAACCCTTTTAAATACTTTCTGTGCGTGAAATTTACCTTGTTCTGTGTCAAAGTGAATTAAGCATTTACCTTCCCTGTGTCCTTTTAAATCACCTCCAAAGCCTTCCAATGTACCTTTTAAAAATACTGCGCTTAGAAGCGATATAAAGAAGGTCTTCTTTGATTTTGGGGGTGCTTGTACAAAGCTAAAGTTACCATAAGTTCCAATAGGTACAGGATATGTTTTGTTTCCTTTCTTAGTTTGAATTGTTTGTTCTCCAAATGACAAAGCTAAAGGTGGGTACTCTAAGTCTTGTTCTGCATCAATATAGCAATCCCCTTCAAGGAGTTGCATATGCATTCTTTTAATTTCTTTTTCTTCGTCTGTCATAAAATAAAAAGGGGGCTTTTACACCCCCATAAATTTAAAATGGTAAATCAACTGTTTCAGTTTCTTGAACAACCGCTTCTTCTTTTTCAGCAATTACGATGTTTCCATCTGTCCAAACTACTTTACCATTACCTAAGTAAGATTTTGCTTTCTTAGCTTCTCTTTCTTCTTTTGTTTGTGAATCAAATGCAGAAACATTGTTTCCGTATCTGGTGTCGTCATTTACTGCAACCGTAAAGTTATAATAAACTTTTCCGTTCTTGGCGGTCACAAACTTCTCTTTTGGCAAACTTGCCACATCAATAGATAAATTGATTAATGCACTCATAATATACTTGGTTTTAATTAATATTTAATTCTTCTCTTACTGCTTTGCTAATTTTGTACTTAGCCAATAATGCGTTTACATCTCCGCCTTCTTGTAGAAATTTAACCGCCTTATTAAATTGTGGTGTGTTTTTATTTAGCCAAGCCTTGTCATCTTCAACAGGGGCTTTGTCGTGTGTGTTTGTACTGTCAGCGTCTTTGGTATCGTCAATCAAAAATAAACCATTTAAGGCATACTTTCTTGCGTATGAAGATGAACTACCAAAACTTTGTGCTATGTCCATACCTTTACGGTTTGGGTCTATACCAGCTTGTGCGGTTGTGCTTACATAGTTTTCACCGTCTGTAATTACGGCTTCAGCTTGAACATAAATTAAATCACCTACTTGGTGAATTTCATCTGTAATGGTTAGGTGTAAACCGTGCTTATATAAAAGTGGTTTAACGGCTTCTAAGATGTCTTCTTGGTTTCTGTACTTGTACTTACCAAAAGCATTAAATTGGTTCTTGGGTGCTTTTAATTCGTTTTGAATCTTTACTAATTTTTCTGTCATTGTTTTAATTTTAAGGTTTCTAACTCTATTTGTGTTGCGTGTAGTTTCTTGTAAATTTCTCTGTTTTCTATGTGGATAATGTCCTGTTTATTAAATAGTTGGTTTGTAAATATAAACATTTTATTATGAAGTTCTACAATCCTTTGCAAATTTTTGTTTTCTGGGTTTTTTTCCAACCCCTTTGTAAGCATAGAATCAAGTTCCAAAAACATCTTTATATAACTATCCCTTGAATACATCTGTCTTTACTATTTTCTTGTAATCTGCTGGACAATCTTTGTCGCATAGTTCAAATACATAAGTGGTTAATTTTTCGTTTTCTAATTCAAGCCTGTTAATCTCATTTAACAATGCTTCAATTCTTGCTTCTTTGTAACTTAATAAATCGTGTGTCATTTCTTTTTAATTTCTAAGGTTGGGTAAGCGTTATAATATCTTATTTCGTCTGGTATTTTGTGTTTGCCTCTTGAATCGTGGCTTCCTACTTTAAACCCTGTAATTGGGTTGCGCATTTCATCCCACCAATTTTCTGCTAATTTCATATGCTTATTTGTTTATGGTGTAAAGCTAATAAATTATTTAATACAAAAAACCCTTTAACAAAACTTTAACATAAAAAAAAGGGTCAGCTAAATGCCAACCCCTTCAAACAAACAGAATTAAAAGAAAGAAAAATTAAAAAAGAATCACAGTAAAGATATTTTGGTTTTATATAGGTCAATCATTTCTTGTATTTCCCAATCTGGGAACTTTACCGTTTCACGGCTTTTAGCTAATAGCATATCTGCTTTTTCTGTTCCTAAGTACTTTGCAAATAAATACTGTTCACCGTACCTAAATACATTACAAGCACTACATTGAACCCCTACATTGTCTTCATCCCATCTTGTCGCATAATGTTTACGGCTCATAAAGTGTCCATTTTGTAAGTTTTTCCAATGGTCTTTTTTACCACAAGTAACACAGGTTGCAATATCATTCTTTGCATCCTTTCGCCTAATATATTCACTAAACACTTTGTCAAGTTTAGTTATTAGGGTTTTTCTTGTGGGTTTTTTAGGCATTACTTAGGCGTCTAAATGTTCCAATAAAAGTTTCCCTGTGTATTCGTCAAGGTCTTTTATAGCTTTGTAAATTACTTTAGAATTTTTTTTTACTTCAGCCTTTTCAGCTTTAGTTGAATCACTACCTAAGTTGGTGTATTGGGTTGCATCCATTTCAAGTAATTGGTCAATTCGTTCCTTTACTGTCTTTTGGTATGCTTCTGCAATTTTTAGTATTTCCTCTTTCATAAAGTAAATGTAATGCTATTTGTTTGTTTGTGTTGTTAAAAACTTGTTTTAAACTTTATATTTTATGTAAACAAAAAATGATTAACTTTGTTTTTATAAAGCGCAAGATGTTGCAAGACTTTAGTCACCTAATAAATATGGAAGGCTATTGGAACAGGTAATTTGAAAATTTGTTTTTCTGGGGGCTTTTTCTTTCTTTTCTTTTTATTTTCTTTAAGGTTGTTTTGTTTTTCTTTTCTTTCTTTTAAAAATAATAACCTAAAAAATACCTATAAAAACATAAAAAAAATAATTAAAAGTGTAGTAAAAACACTACGTTTTATTTTCCTTTTTAGCAGAACCAAAATAATATCCAAAAATACTTAGTGCAACACCTTCAACAATACCTAAAAGGTGTATAAATATTTCTTTGTTACTTTTTGGGACTTCAGTTGTCACTACTGTATAAACTAAAAAAGCAAAAGCAGTTAAACCAACAATTCCTGTTGCGTTAAACATCCAATCCAAACCGTACTTTCTTAATTTAACTTCACGTTCCCTTGCGGAATCCCTGTCCATTACTTCAAGTTCGTACAATTCAACCAAGTGTTTATGTGCTTGGTCTTTTTCTTCGTCTGTTAGGTCTGGGTCTGTATCTATTAGTTTTTTAACAACACCTAATAAACCACTATCTGGTAATATGTCTGCTATTGCATCACCAACGCTTGACTTACTACCTAATAAAAACCGACCTAATTTAGTGTCTTTAAACGGCTTTTTGCTCATCTTTACTTGTATTGTCCCACCTTGCTTCTGCGCCTCTTATATCGTAGTGTACAAAGGTGTCATATAGACCCAAACCACCCTGCAACATTTTACCTTCTTCTATTAGCTTTTCAATAGCTTTATAAACTGTTTTAGGTTTTAAGCCTTTTACTTGTAGGTCACTTGCTTTTCCAAGTGTATGCTGACTGTTTTTCTTGCCTCCTATGCGGTTATTATGTGCTTCTGAACGGTAACCACTTGTTACGTTAATAGGCTTCCCTAAATGCGCCCTAAGCACCTCTAATTGGCTTGCTAATATCTTTATATTTGCCCAAACAGGTTCTGGCATACCAGCACCATCTCTTGAAGCAAATTCTTTTTTATTAAAATGCGGTGTTAAAATCATATTGTAGTTTTAAAAAATTATAAAATATAGTAATGCAAAAAAAATAAGTATTACATTAATTACATTTCATATAATCTTACCTAATAGAATACTTGTTAAAACCATTACTAACATCACTAATAGAGCAAACTGAAACTTGTCCCAAGTTGTACCGTTTTTCTTTTGGTGTAGCCATATCTTAAATTCTATAAACTTAAATACTATAATGTCAATTAGCTTTCTCATTTATTTTCTCGTTTAGTCGTTTAATATCTTTTCTTACTCTTTCCCTTTCTAACTTGACCTCTAATATTTCTCCTTCAAGTACTCTAATGTCAGGGAATACATAATTGTTTTGATTGTATCTTAGTCCTTGTATCTCGTTCTCTGTGTCTGTTATTCTGCCCTCTAAATGGGTGTACAGTAATACCGCACTACCTACTAATATAACTA